GCTTATGACGTTAATCAACGTGGAGATAGATAATGCCAGGAATGGCTGATTCCCTAAATGTAATGGGACAGGAAGACGCGGCGTCGAATATCATGACTATCAATGGCCCGCAAGGTCCCATGCAGATAGATATCTCAGGTATGATGCCTGAAGACGCTGAAATGATTATGGCCGTCGCGCGTGATGCAGAGGAAGCCGGCGACCCTGAAACGCAGGCACAAATGATGCAGCTCCTCCAAGAGTTGATGGCTAAGTCACAACGCTTTGACCTGCTCCGTGATATGCCTCCTGCTATACCTCAGCAGCAGAATATGATGACGCCTGTCGGCCCTGCTAATGCGAGACCTCAGTAAATACAGTAAAAACTCTAAGCCTACGGCGGAGTTAGTAAACGACAGAATGCTCGATGCATCTGCATTAGTAACAATGCTGGTGTATGAGGGGAAAACTGCATCAGAGATAGCTAAAGCCCTGAACACTTCCGCGGCCTCTATAAAGCGAGAAATAGTTAAGCCGCGTGTTCAGGCCATGATAGATAAAGAGCAGACTAAGCGCTCAATGCTTATTGCTCATATACCTATCGCGTCGTATTCAAATAGGCTGAGACGTTTAGAGGAAAACTATCAGGCAGCAGAACATGAGCAGAATCATGACGTAATGCTTAAATGCCTGGCACAAGCTCGCGAAGAGACACGCTTGATCGCAGTAGAGGAAAGTGGTGAGTCTATGGCGACTGGTCCTCAGATTGTGGTCAACATAGATAAATACGAAGCGGCAAATGAATCTAAGCTCGACAAAGCATTGGAGGTCGTAGAGGATGGCGTGGGGACTCCCTAATAACTCTCTTGAAGCGTCGGACTTGAGGTTAGATATATCTGCCTGGCATCATATGTCTTTCTCCTCTATCGAGGACGCTGAGGACGCAGAACTAGAGTCGCGTTACTTCAGACTTTGCCTGTCAGTTCTTATAGCGCAACTGAATGAAACTATTGAGGTGCTTTATAAGTGGCGTGATCTTGATTGGATGCACCGTATGCATGAGGGGCTTCTAAACGAAGAATGGACACTGCATACTGTCGCAGAGATTAAAGGTTTCTCATATATGGAAATGAGGGATCTATATAATGAATATAAAACTGATTGGATTCTTGGCGATTCTGCAATAGATATATGGTTCACCCCTCAGATGAAGATTTATCTTGAATCGCTTAACATAGATCCAATTGATTGTATTGAAGTATGCAAAAACATTGTAAACGAAGATCGCCGATTAGGTATTGAAGAGCGTGATATCGCAGAGCTTTTCTTGCCTCAATACGAAGACATAAGGAATGTGAAGTCAGCTCATGGCCAGAACAAAAATACAGACAGAAAGCCTACAGTTCGACTTCAGGCTTCAACCGAAGCAGTTTCAACTTCTCGAAGCAGTGAAAGCGGGTACGAGGCATCCTTTCTACGGAGGAGCGAGAGGTGGAGGGAAGAGTCACGGCGGCAGATTAATCATGCTGACGATGCTGATGGAGAACCCAGGGACAACGGGGCTGATAATTCGGAGGACATTCAAACAGCTTGACGGTAACCATGTAAGGCCGTTGTTTCGTCAGTTTCCTGAGATGCGGAACTGGTATAACAAAAGTGAAAATGTGTTGTATTTGCCGAACCATTCACAGTTGATGTTTGGCCATTCGGAACATGAAGATGATGTATTTCAGTACCAGGGTCAGGAGTTCGATTATATATTTGTAGAAGAGGTCACACAGTTCACGGAGTTCCAGTGGCAAATGTTAAGTACCTCGAATCGAACGGCTAAGGCTGGAGTTAAGCCTGTTATGTGGGCGACTGGGAACCCTGGAGGTGTCGGGCATTTATGGGTAAAGCGGCTTTGGGTAGATAAGATATACGAGAATGAAGTTGAAGAGGCTGAAGATTACGCATATATACCCGCAAAGGTATATGATAACCCAGCGTTGATGGCCGCTGACCCGGCGTATATAAAGATTCTGAAGGCGATAAAAGACGAGCATTTACGGAGAGCGTATTTAGACGGTGACTGGGATATTTACCCTGGTCAGTATTTTTCGATGTGGCAACATAATGAGATCGTTAAACCGTCGTTTGAGATACCTGTTGACTGGCCATTATACGGCGCGATGGACTATGGTGAAGTTGCTCCTACATCTTTTGGGCTATACGCTATTGACTATGATGGCATTGTATGGCGTATATTGGAATATTACCAAGGGGAGAGAACTGGATCGGAACACGCTAGAGAGATCAGACGACGAATTGAATCGTGTCCTTTCACTGGCGGAAGACCCCCGACATTGATTTACGCTGATCCATCTATGTGGACTAAACGCAGAATGCACGAGCGATACACTAAGAGTCCTGCTGACGTATTCCAGGAAGAAGGGTTGTATTTGACTCGGGCGAATAATGATCGTATTAATGGTTGGCGTGCTTGCAAAGATGCATTGGTGCATGGAAGTTTTAAAGTATTCGACGGTTGGAACGACCACTTCGTTCGTACAGTTCCGGCATTGCCTAGAGATGAAAAGAATATAGAAGACTTGAATACAGATGCTGAAGATCACGCCGCAGATGAATGGCGTTACGGCATGATTCACTTCTATCGTCCAATGGCTAAAGATGCTGATGAGCTTTACGGGAATGGAAAAGAAATCCTCGACGACCTTGACGATGATGGACGAAGTGTTGGTCGTTATCACGTTACTATGAATTGAACTTATGGACGCTGCTGATAAAACTTTTTGGCATAGTCAGATAGAGACGGCCAGAGATGCAATGGATGAGCGCCACAAAACGTGGCAAAGATTGCTCGATTCCTATGCGTTGAAGCTAGACCTTCCGGGACTTGACGAAGAAAAGACTATTCGCTTGTCGCGGATGTATCCGATTATGCGTCAGATGTTAGCTTCGCTGGCTTTTAATTATCCGCATATTAATGTGATGGCTGAGCCTTTGTATGAGAGGCTTGGGATTGACTGGAACGAGACATCGCGGATAATGGAGAAAGCTGCAAACAGTGCCTTGAAGTTGATGAATGCTAAAGTCGAGGTGCATCAGCAGATTTTTGATGCGGCTTTCTGCGGAGTAGGTTGGGGTAAGTTTGGGTGGAATCCTGTAGGTACGGATTCATTCCCTCCGTATACGAGCAATGACGTTATGCGAGAAGGGTTTACGTGTTACATGCGTAAAGATCCTTTTCGGATATTCCCTGATCCTGATTGCCCGCCTCAAAGTATTGGGTATGCGTATTATATAATTGAAGAGATCGAGGTGCCGTTTAAGTTTGTGCGTGACGATCCGCGATATACATTGCCGGAGGGATTGGATGCTGTTGAGGATTTGCAGCCTGGCACAGAGTATGGACGGCTCGGAGCTGATCTGTATGATGACGAAGAAGATGAAATAGTTAATCGAATCAAAGGCGATAAGAAGACGATTAAGATTTACGAAGTGCATAATCGTATTGATGGTAGACTACATACATTTTTAGATCATCTAGAAGATCCTATTGAGGATGTAGAACACCCATTTGGGAATGCAGTCCCTGAAGTTGCGGGAGAATATATTGTAGGCTCTACGCCACTTCCGGGTTCGCTACTCAAGAACGGTACTCAGTATGTTCCGTTGCGGTTTGACCTTAACGATTCGTTCTATCCCATACCGCCAATGGAGTATATTGAGGATTTGCAGGCTTTAATTATTGAGTCTGTATCTCGGCGTGCAGATGTCCTGAAGCGTTTTGCTCGAGTTATTTTTGCGGAAGAATCTGAGCTTGGGTCGAATTCTCAGTTAGAGAAGAAACTCAAGGATGCAGAAGACGGTGATATTGTAGCCGTTAAATCTTTGCAGAGTATTCAGGAAGCTAATTGGGGTAACGTACCGACAGATCAATTAGGTTTGGAGTCGGATGCACGGAGTTACGAAGAGCAGTCGCTGCATGTTGGAGATTTAGCACAGCAGGGTGCAAGTAGAAAGACTGCTACGGAATCTGCACTTCTCGCAGGTCAGTCGTCTCTCAATAGGGAGTGGATGCAGCAGGCTGTTGCGGAAGTGTATGAGGATATAACGACTAATAACTTTAGGACGTGGCGCGACTTTAGGTACACACCTCACAACTTTATTATCAATATCGCAGATGAGGATGCTGAAGCAGAGTATAGTGTGTTGACTACGGAATCGTTTAATTTTGATTTTGCCCTAAGAGTTGACGCGCAATCAATGCAGCCGATGATTGAAGAAATTGAACAGCAGAATACTATTTTGTTGTATGATCGGTTAATGGCTAATCCTTTAGTAGATCAGATAGAAGTTACTAAGATGTTAATGCGTGGGTTTAGGCGTGCTACTCCAGAGAAGTTGCTTAGAGGTATGGCCGGAGGTGACGCACTTGCGCTTATAGAACTGGAAATTGGATTATTGATGCAGGGCCAGATGCCTCCAGTTACTGAAGGAATGGATCACTTTGCTCATATTCAAGCAGAGAATCCGCAGGCATTGTCACAGCGACCTGAGTTTGCTCAAGTACCTCCCCAGATACAGCAGCTAGTACTGCAGGTTGCAATGCAGCATGTACAGATGCATCAACAAATGGTAGCACAGCCTCAAGGTGGTGGATCGCAGCCTAGTGTAGACGGACGTTTGGTCGAAGGCGGGCAAGGGGGCATTATAAGTGAGGTAAGGCAGAATGCTCAAGAGACTGCTGATGCCGCTACTGCAGACGTAGCAACACTAACGGGACAAGGCGCATAAATGGCTATAAATCATGATTATTTTTGTGCTAAGTGTGGCGCAGAAAAGTGTGACATTATTACTGGTGCACCTCAGTGTTGTGGGCAAGCTATGGGGATTCATTATGGACGCATCACAGGTCCGTCTAAGTTTAATCCTAATGCTGCTTCAATGTATGGGAAGTACCATCCGGGGTTTGGCTGTATTGTAGAAGATTATTCGCATAAGCAACGATTGCTGAAGAAATTTGATGTGATTGAGGCTGCAGATCCTGTAAAAGGATCCCGTCAGCATGAACGCCCGCCTGGATATCAAGGGCCAGGAAAAGAGATCGTTCCCCAAAAAGAAGAATCTAAACAACTTGGTGGATGGATTAATGGGCCAGAAGATATTAAACGTCTAGAAAAGGAGGCGCTCGATGGTATCGGCCGAGATTAAATTTCTTTTGCATACGGAAAAAGAACTTGTGCGCCCAATTGTAATTATGAATGTCGCTAACAGGGAAGCTAGGGCTTCTGCAAAAACTCGGGAACTTGCAGAACTGGCTTTAGCGTTATTGACCCTATAACTTCAGTTCCCGAATTTATACAATCGTAAGGAGTATAGTTTATGTCAGAAGCTACACAGCC